GCCATGCGAGTAGCCCTAAAACAATGGCGAAATACAGAGCCCAAAAGATACCTGTTTCAGTGAGTGCACGCATTGAACATTACCTCCAACCATTCGGGAACTTCAAGACATTGGCACTCTTCTTGATAGGAGAGTTTACCAAAGATCTCCATAAGCTCCCAAACTTGTTCCCTACTTGCGAAATGCGTGACCATTACGCAACTCGCATCCGCAGAGAAAGATCGTATATCTGGGTGTGCTCTTTGTACTCCTTGCGGACATGCGCCGCATGCTGCTCCGCCCGCACCTTCGTGTCGAGCGTGGTGTGCGTGCTCGCCTGTTTCTTTTCATTGAAGCCCAACAGAAGAAATCCTGCTTTCTTGTCCGATCGCAGAGCGGCAATGTTGCCGATTTTCGCTTCGTTGCATTCCACTACGAGTTGCTTTCCGACGCTAGCCATTTTCATCTCCTTATAAACCCGAGGGCAACATGCCCTCGGGGTACAACCTTCAAGGTGTCATTCAGATGAGTTGAACTTTTTCAGTGAGGTGTACGCCCTTTAGGACATTCGGCGCATAAAGTTCTCCTTTCGGTCAACTCTTACATTTGCCATTGAGCGCCGCACGGCGCATAATGGCATTTGCGCTCAGGTACTTAGCTTCTCTGAGCGCTGGAGGAGGGGAGCACGCTGCTTCTAGCCGCGCTGCCCACCAGATGCTAGTATAGCGCAGACCAAGCAAGATTACAAGGGCGACTATAAATGACTACCGAATCACCAGTACAACTGGTGACATTCAGATCTGTACACGATTATGCGAGAGAAAGAGGGTTTGAAGAAGCTGATTTTGAGAAGGCTGGATGGCAAGTATCTCCTCTCGTTAAGGCAAAAGAGGTTTTAGGCCATGAAATCTTCCCTGGTGACTCCAATGCTTTCGCTCTTGTCTTCCACTACTACACCCCCGATGGCATACCGATGCAGTACGCCACTATCCGGATTGTCCGGAATCAATCGGTGGGATTTGTCGCATCAACAAATTCTGGCCCAAAGATGCTTAATCCGGCTAGAAAACCTCCGAGGGTGTACTTCTCGAGGAATGTTAGATGGACAGATTTGCCAGAGAATACCGAGATCCAAATTCATGAATCAGTCATTAAAGCCGAAGCCGCAATCAAGAAAGGCTATACGGCGATCGGTATATCTGGTTGCTGGGGTTGGCTCAGCAAGGCCCACCGTATTCCGCTTCTTAATGACTTCGGATTACTACCTTGGGCTTCGAAAGGACTGAAACCTGTTGTAGTCTTTGACTCTAACACTACTCGTGGATACCCCGAATTTCAAGATTTGCTTGAACTCGCTATACAGCGATTGGCAGGATCCTTTGAGTTGGAACACCACGTTCCTATGCGATTGCGAGTTTTGCCTGCTGGTCCGGCAGGCAAGTCTTGGGGATATGATGACTGGTGCGTGGCTGGGGGAGGACAATGGCAAGGTGATTCAGGAGAAATAGATAGTGACCAATCCAGAGCCTGTCTTGAAAAGATAAACACGGAGTTTTCGTATGACCACATCCTACACAGAATCATTCAGATTAGTCCCCCACACTCGGTTATCTCTATTCGGGATTTCAAGGATAAAATCAAGCCTCTTAGATATCAAGACTCAGAAGGAGACCTTAAACCCGCCAGTGAAGCATGGCTCGTGTGGGATAAACGAACTGAAACTTACGGTCCAGTGTACGCTCCAGGGAAAGCGACATTGTTTGACAAGCATATCAATTTCTGGGATGGCTGGGGATGCGAATCTGTACGAGGGGATATTGAACCTTTTACGAAACTCTTGTCAAATTGTCTTAATGTCGAAGAACAAAAAGAATTCCTCGCATGGTGCGCATTCGGCATCCAGAAATGCACGCAAAAGAAAAGCTCAAAAGTCCCAATCCTTGTAGGGGCTGAAGGAGTAGGGAAAAGTGCGATTTTCAGAGTGCTAGGTAGTATCCATGGAGCTAAGAATTGCACATACATCAATACGGGGGAGCTAGAGTCAAATTTCAATTCTTATCTCGCCAACAAGACTCTCGTAGTGGTTGATGATTTCACTAAAATGGATGGGAAGACTAATGCGAAGCTTCGAAACATCTCCACTAATGAAACGATACGCGTCAACTCAAAATTCACACCTGAATACGAAATCCAAAACACTGCGGCCCTTGCCTTCACTGGTAACGAGTTTGACGGTATCAAGATGGATGAGGAATCGCGCAGGTATCTGGTTCTACGAATGCAACCAAAGGGGCCTACGGATTGGAAAGTATTCTGGGCATGGGCCGAGAGCACTGGCCCTTCACATCTCCGCTTTGCTCTTGAAGTGCTTGACATCTCGCAGTTCGATCCGTACGCCCCCGCCATGCTCACTGAAGGAAAGAAGGTTATGGCAGCGGCATCTCAGTCTGCTCTATACTACTGGCTTCAGGACGTACAGGACCATATTGGAGGACGAGCTGTGGCTACTTCTCGGGAGCTTGACTTCTTATACGTTCGCTCGGGAGGTGGGTCACAAGATACTACCCCGAATCGTGGGAAGGCTATCTCAGATTGGCTCGCAGCAAAGGGTTACAATCTCGCAGCATCAGGTGTGAAATTGAAAATTGATGGAATACCAACTCGCGTGTGGGCGATTAAGGCGGAGGCGGCTGGATGGGGAGGAGATAAAGTACGGGCGGATATTAGAGAATTTCCTCTGATGAATCTTGTAAAAGGAAGCTAAATGTTCTTGACCCTGTCTGAAGTGGGTTGGGTGTACGCTAAGTTCCGAGGTAGCCATGGCTACCTTGTCCAGCTTAATCTTATTGCGGCGCAGCAACTCGCTAAGGAGATCAGAGAACGTAATGGATGGTTTGTGAGGCATAGGATGGCTACCATGGCTACCTGGAGGCTACCTTCTAAGTACTTGTTTTTAAAGGGGGAGTAGCCATGGTAGCCATGGTAGCCATCAATTTAATATATTAATGTGTGTATATAAAGAGGTATCTAAAGATGATAATAGTAGTATATAAGGTAGAAAACCATGGCTACCGGCTACCTTGGCTACTCTTGCTTAATAAACAAGTACTTGAAAGGTAGCCATGGGGTTTTTAGAGCAAACCATGGCTACCTGGGACCGCCCTAGACACACGCAGCGCCAAAAGCAGCACGTAGAATATTCGATATTTAGCATATCAAACCCGAGGACGACGAGGTGTGTCTGTCCCTCCCGTGTAAGTGGGCGCTAACTTCAACTGTTACAATTTCCCGCTTGCATTTGGCCGATCGCTGTGGCATACTTGGGTCACCGTGGCAGCCTGCCACGGATTTTAAGGAGCTAGGAAAATGAGCAAAAAGCAGAAGGCCGAAGTGGTTGCGCCTGCGGGTGAAGTGGTGGCGGAAACCGTGCCAGTGGTGGAAGTGGCCAAGCCGGTGGACATCACGCTGGTCCTCGGACCCAAGGCGCCCAAGCATCGCGTCGGGCACAATTCCGCGGCATGGGCCGTTATCACGCCCATGCTCCCCTGTGGCGCGACCAAGCTGGCCGAGGCTGTGGGCAAGGTCCCCAACATCGGCGGCCCCAAGGGCAACGGGATGCTGTACGTGTCGTACGCCATGCGGCGAGGCTGGCTAGCCAAGCAGGCATAGTCCTTGCAATAGCAAATCCCATGCCAGAAGTGGCATGGGATTTTTCACGTCTAAAATCAACGACTTCGCGCTACCAAGCAAAAGTCATGCCCGGGGTCGTCAACCCCCATCGTGAGGTCAGGACGTCCCGTTCCACCCCTAGCTCCTAGAGAGTGAAAATAGTAACCATACACTCAGTAGGGGTAATAGCGCATATAGTACTTGCTCCTCTACACTGGGTATGCTATAATCCGCGCTATGGGGACAATTGTCGAATTCATACCTGCTGAACAAGCTGCGAAGGAAGATTCACTCCAGCAACTCAGCAAGGCTCCCAATCTCGCCTTCCTCAAGATTTTCCCAAAGAGGGGACCCCTTTCAAGGCAAGCAGTCATAGATGCCTTCAACGAGGCATTTCAACAAATCGGGGGTGTAGCTAGGCTCTCCCTCTGGGCAGATGCTCACCCAGAAGAATTCTTCAAGCTGTACGCGCGTCTTCTCCCACCTGCCTCCCACCCTGATCTTGATGGAGCGAAAGAATTTATAGTACGGCATATTCTACCTCCTACAGAGTTGGATAAGCCGAAAAATGGGCCGTGAATTCGACGAGGTAAGCGAGACACAACCGAAGTATCCGGTCCTCAAGACTATTGGGGACTATCTCAAGAGTGCAGATCTGACGCCTACGGCCAAGGAATTTCTATCTGGACCGGCGAAACTCTTTGAAACATTGGCGTACGATGAACCTTTGACTACAGGTAAGGGCGAGACTCTACACCTGAAACCCGAAGCCTTAGAACTTTCAAACTTCATACCACCTCTTAAGGGGGCGGGAGCAATGGCGAGTATCGGGCCTATAGGGCTTAGAGCATTGGGAGAAGCGGACCCGCTTCTGTGGAAGACAGTACTGAAAATCAAGGAAGCCTTGAGTAAAGCGCCTGCGGAGGATTGGAAACTTCAGAAATCAATAGTAGAGCAATATCCGAACTTCTTCGCAGTGCCTCGTGGGAGAGATCAGTATAAGAGTGTGATGGAGGCCCCCGCTGTCAAATTCGGTATGGAGGCGCCGGAAGCGAAATTACATGAATCTGGATTAGACAAACTAACTCCAGATGCCCACGTACCAATCTCAGAAGTCTTTGATTCCCCAAGACATTACAAGGCGTATCCTTCTCTCAAGGCCTTCTCGGTAAGGTACGAGCCGAAATTGGGAAGTGATGCGGGGTATATGAATCCACAAAATGGGATTATAGGAGTGGGTTCCCACAGCACGCCACAAGATCTTCTAGATACCCTAAACCACGAGGTCACCCACGCAATTCAACGAAAAGAAGGGTGGCCTTCGGGAACTACGACTCAAAGTGCGAAAGAGGCACTCCAGCAATTTGACATATTCGCGCGCACGGGAGAGGTGCTGCCTAAGGAAATAGATAAGCAGTTAGATCTCGTACATAGGCTGCGAAATTTAGATTCCACGGATAAGATGTTAGGGATAACTGAAGGCACGCTGGCTCACAACGAGTATCGCCGAGCCGCTGGTGAGCAGTTGGCGGAGGCGGTAGCGCAGAGTGCGAGACAGGGTGGAGGACATGTCCCATATCTCTATGATCAGCCACTTAGTAAGATGTACGATCCTAGAGTACAGAAGTCAGCAGTGGATTACATGATAAATGTACTGAATGATATGGCGGGGTTGAAATGACTGATCAAGAAGAACAAGAAATGAAAGCTCAAATTCTAAAGTATGGAGAGGTGAAAGAGTCCCCCGCGAATCGTCCTGGTCTGCTTTTGTCCCAACTTCTCCGTAAGGGCAGAGATTTTGTAAATGACTCCCCCATGTTTGGCTCTTCTGATTTAGGAAACCTCATAATGGGGAAAGCCCCAGAGGCTATAGAGGACTATGCCTACGGAAGTTCTCCCCTTCGTGGTAAGGGTTGGACGACGTATGTGGATCCGCGAGTGTTGGACATTGCTGCGATGCCCTTTGTAGGCGGAACTTTGGCGAAGACATTTAAGAGTGTGAAATCACCATTGGCTAAGGCGTTGGTTGGAGAAGAAGGTGTCGCCGTAAATGAAGAACGAAGAAACTTCTTGAAACAGGGCTCCGCCCTTGCTGCGAGCGCAACTGCCGGGGGAGCCGTGCCTGATGCTGTAAAACTTCTATTAAAGGAGGTGGCCCCCGCTGTTGGAGTACAGGGGGCTAAGATTGGTATGGGAACTTTAGCAGCCACTCTTGCTGCGAACAGTATGAAGTGGGCTAAACTTCATGGAGAGAAATTCATGGAGGATGCTGGGTGGCAAGAGTACACTCATAAGGAGTTGGTGAACCAAACTAAAGAGGTGGCCTCATCTCCTGAATTTGTAAAGAAGTTGTCGCAGGCTATAGGGGACATTTCTCCAGAAAATGTAGACCCAAATTTCCTGACTAGACTTCATGGGCAGATGTCTCACAATGATTTTTACAGGGGTACAGAGCGAGAAATAAAAATTCCGGATGTACCTGATTGGGCAAATAAACCTGGGAAGAAAAGTTATGAGTATTGGGAGAAAAGAACAAGTGATTTAAGGAATAAGATTGAAAATAATGCGGAAACTGCAAAGCAATTTGAAGAACTAGTAATAACCGGAAAACTTCCTAAGGATGCAGATCCTGTTTTGGCTACTTTTGGTAGTTGGGATGCCTCCCCTAAAAATTCTAAGTTGGCAGATTTGATGGAGGAAATACAGCACTCTATGAGCCATGGGGGTCATGAGTGAAAACAGTTTCAATCCCGTACACTCCCCGCCCACAGTTTCTACCTTTCCATCAAAGAAGTCAGCGTTGGGCAGTTCTGGTTTGTCATCGACGTGCCGGGAAAACTGTCGCGACAATTAACGATCTTTTAACCAAAGCGTGTTATTCTCAACAGGAGAGACCCCGCTATGGCTATATCGCCCCCTACTACTCGCAAGCGAAACAAATCGCTTGGGACTACCTCAAGCACTACTCCAAAGAAATTGCAGTCAAAACCTCAGAATCTGCTTTATCAGTCGAGCTTTTCAACGGTGCGAGGGTTACGCTATATGGTGCAGATAATCCGGACGCCTTTCGGGGTTTGTATTTCGATGGAGTTGCGGTTGACGAGTACGGAAATTGCCGACCAAATCTTTGGTCAGAAATCCTACGGCCTGCGCTTGCTGATCGACAAGGTTGGGCGCTCTTTATTGGGACCCCTAACGGACCTAATCATTTCTACGACATATGGGAAGAAGCTGGATTCAACCAAAAATGGTATAGATTCATCCTCCGAGCCTCCGAAAGCGGAATAATCAATAAGGATGAATTGGAGGAAATGAAATCCTCCATGCCTGCCGATGAATGGGAATCGGAAATGGAGTGCAGTTGGTTCGCCGCCGTAAAGGGGAGTTACTACGGCACAGAAATGAAGAATGCGAAAATAGGGGATTTTCCGCCTGTCGCAGGAGTAGCCAGCCACTATGTCTTCGACCTTGGATACACGGATACTACGGCGGTCTGGCGTTGGCAGGAATTCCCAGACCACACTCTTACAACGCTGGCTCAGGAATGGAGTGCTCGCAGTATTGATTTCTATATCAATTGGTTGCACGCCCAGCGAGAAGCAGGATTCAAAATCGGAAATGTCTGGGTGCCGCACGATGCCCGAGCAAAAAGCCTGCAAACCGGAAAATCGATTCTTGAACAACTACTCAACAACGGGGTCCGTCCGAGGTTAGTGCCAAATCTCAGTGTGCAGGATGGCATAAGCGCAGCCAGAATGATGTTTCGTCATGATGTATTTGATGAAGGTGGTTGTTACGATGGTTTGAAAGCTCTAAAATCCTATAAGCGGGAATTTAATGAAGACAAGAAAGTCTTCACGGATAAACCCCTGCACGATTGGTCAAGCAACTTTGCAGATTCCTATCGATACAAAGCTCTAGTGTCGAAGATGCAAGCCCTTCCGCCCCCGCCTGAGGCGCAGAAGCCCTTCGCAGTTCCTCTCCATTACTCATTTACGCTCGATCAAGCGTTTAAGTGTGGACCCATTCAGAATGGTAGAATCAAATAATGGCCACCTATGATGTGAAGTATTGGCAAGGGGAAATTCAGGTTTCCAAGAAGGATTTGGAGCGATTTCATGAGGCGGGTGAGAAAGTAGTCAATAATTATCTTGATTTGGAGCAATCTGCTCAAATCAATGAAGGTATTGGCGCTCGGAAGTACAATATGTTCTGGGCGAATATCGGCATTCTTAAATCTGCTCTGTACGGAAATCCTCCAAAACCTCTAGCAAAGAGGGAATTTCAAGACCCAGATGATGAAGTGGGTCGAGTGGCTGCATCCATGATGGAGAGACTTCTCTCTACTGGTCCGAATGGTAGTGGATCCGATATGCACTCAGCCTTCCAACAATCAGTAGAAGATAGGCTGCTGCCGGGGCTAGGACAGATTTGGTTGCGATATGATGCCAAAATTATCGACAATGCAGTAGGGGAAGTGCAAGCTTCTGAAATACAAGATGAAAATGTCTGCACAGACTATGTGTATTGGAGAGATTTCTTCTATTCTCCTTCTAGAAACTGGGCGGAAGTTTCGTGGGTCGCTAAACGGGTTTGGATGACAGTAGAAGCAATGAATAAACGCTTTGGGGATAAGGCCAAAGATGTGAAATTGGTAATTCCCAAGGACGGAAAATCTTACGATGCCCAAACTAGCCAAGCGGATAGTTTGAAGCGCGGCGAGATTTACGAAATTTGGTGTAAGCCCACTAGAAAGATTCACTGGGTTTCTCCAGACTGTGAAACTTTCTTGGATGAACAAGACGATCAACTCTACATTCCAGGATTTTATCCCTGTCCTCGTCCATTGGTGGCGAACATCACCACGACTAGATTTATTGGGCGTGCTGATTACACGATGGTGCAGGATCAATACACGCAGCTTAATGATATCAATATTCGCCTTGGGTATTTGATTGAAGCGTGTAAGGCAGTAGGCGTATATGATAGGACTGCGGATGGTGTTCAAAAGATGTTGGTCGATGGAGTAGAGAACCAACTCATCCCAGTAGATAGCTGGGCGGCATTTGCTGAAAAGGGTGGCATTAAGGGAGTAATAGATTGGCTACCAGTTGATGCCATTGCGGGAGTCATTGAGAAGTTAAGAGAAACTCGTGCAGATATTGTTCAACAGATATACGAACTTACCGGCATAAGCGACATTATGCGGGGAGTTACGAATGCGCGTGAGACTTTTGGTGCACAGAAACTCAAATCTCAATACTCTAGTTCTAGACTTCAGCTTTACCAGATGCAAGTCGCCGAATTTGTTTCAGAAGCTCTAAACATAAAGGCTTGGATAATCTCCAAACACTTCCAACCTGAGACTATTATTAAAAAGTCTTTGGTGATGTACACTCCAGACAATCAGTATGCACAGGCCGCTGTTCAACTCATTAAAGATTCTTGGGAGTTGATGTATCGTATCAACATTTCCAGCACTCAAATGTCCATTCCGGATTATAATGCTGAGAAACAAGATCGTCAAGAATTCATCACTGCGATGGGCCAGTATCTTTCGCAAGCATCAGAATTCATACAAATGAATCCTAAGGGTGCACCATTCCTATTGAAGATTCTTCAATGGGGTGCAGCTAGTTTCGCCGGTGCAGATCAAGTTGAAACTTTATTTGACAACTACATTAGAACTCTAGAGCAACAACTTCAGCAGCCGCCGCAGCCCAATCCTGAAGCACAGAAAATTCAAGCGGAAATGGCGGATAGAGATAAACAACGTCAATTCGAGCAAAATAAGGCCCAGTTTGATGCCGGTGAGAAGAAATCTCTGGCGCAATTTGATGCTCAAACTAAGACGCAACTTGCTGACATTGATGGTAAGGTTACTTCTCAACTTGCTGAGATTAATAATGCCTCTAAAGAGCGCATTGCGGCTGAGAATAATCGCACGCAATTACAAATCGCCGAAGGTAAGCAGGCAGACATGTTTGTTGAGCAAGCGCGTGGTCTTGACGATAAACAGCGCGAACTTGATGCCCAACAGGGTGAATCTGATCTTCGTGCTCGAGCAGATGAAATGCGGGTACAGCATATCTTGGATAGTGCAATGCTTGAAGTTAAGCGCCTTGCTGACGAACATGGAATTAAGGTAAAGGACAGCATCATGAAGGCTCAGAATGATGCCGCTAAGAAAGATAATCAGGAGGGCAAGCAACAGTCTGCTACAGACATCAAGGCTATGCAGAAAATGCACACAGATTTGATGGGGGTAGTGGGTGAAATGGTTAAGAGTATGAAAGGTAAGAAATCCGTTAGTATAACGCTCCCCGATGGTGGGGAAGCAAAAGCAGAAGTAACCCCACATAAGGAGTAGACATGGCATCCGGTGACGTGCACGTCTCTGCAAAATTCGTCAGCAATATGACGAAAACGGCGCTCGCCGCGTTGTGGGCGAGTGATGTAGTGAAAATGGGAATCATAACAAATGCTCAAACTCCCAACATTACGGACAGTGATCCCCGATGGGGAGCTGGTGGCACTCAGAACTATTCTACTGCTGAAGTCACACCCGGAGGTAGTTATAGTGCTGGTGGTATCTCTCTTGCTGGCACTACTTCCACTCTTTCTGGTGCTGTAACTTCTCTCAATGCAACAAGTCCAATCGCGCTTGCGGCGAATGCTGCAAATCCTACTGGGGCATTCTGGGGAATTTTCTATGATTCTACCAGTGCAGGTAAGGAAGTTTTCGGCTTTATAGATCTTGCGGGTTCTCTTAGTTTGGTGAGTGGACTTTCGATCAATATCAATGGGGTGAGTTCAGGCACACAACCTTTACTCGCTGGTACGGCAAACTAGAGTATGGCCGTTCTGTATTCAGCCGACTTTGTCGGCGCCGACACAGACCCGATCGGGGGAAACTACTCCACGATTACGGGGTTGACTTCCTGCCAGCGGCTATCGAACGCGCTGGCAGGCTCGTCCAGCGGCGACTGCGGAGTTTACGTCAACTCGATCACCACCCCCAACGACTGCTACTGTGAAACGACAGTGCCGCCGGGAAACACGCCGCCCGATGAAGGCGGTTCGATTTGTCGAGTAGATGAGGTGAATAACAACTTCTATCTCGCGATGTGGGTTGGCACAGGCGGTGGATCTGAGGTCCACCTCTACCGCTGGAATAACGGCACCAAGACTTTGCTAGATAATCAGCCATTCTCCCCCGGTGCACCCTTCAAATTAAGAATTTCTGCCCTTGGTAGCCTTATCCGCGCTTATGTCAACGGTGCTCTCAAGTGCACTGCTACAGATGGGAACTTCGCTACTGGCAAGGCTGGGTTTTTCATCACGCGCGGTGCCGATCCGACAATTTTTACTGCTTCGACGATTGAGATAGGTGACTTAATCGTACACAGTGGAACGATCTATAGTAACTTCAAGACTTCTCACCGCCCCGCTCCATTCATGCCAGGAAACGCTAGATAAGGAACATAAAATGAGTCGACAATTCTTCACAGAACTTCTCTGGTGGGCCACTGCTGATGGAGCGCAGATTGTATCTTCCGCTGCCGAGACAATTATCTTTCCGGATGTAACGATTCCGGCGAACTATATAGCAGATGGTCGCGTACTTGACATCTATGCTTCGGGTCGCTGGAGTAACGTGGTTACGTCGGTTCCAACACTCACGTTCTTTCTTCGTTGGGGTGGGGTCGCTGGTACGATCCTCGCCCAATCTCCAGCTATCGTAACGCCAGCCGCTGCGACGACCTCGGCTCCCTGGGAGTTGCGTCTACGACTGCAAACTCGGACGAACGGAGCGACCGGTTCACTGTTCGTAATGGGCTCTGTGACTATGACCGATGGCGCAGCACCGACTTTCGGAACAGTTACGAACTATGGAGTAACTGCCGCGATGCATTCTGCGGGTACTACGGTTCCCGCAGCAGTCACTGTAGACCTTACTGCGGATACCGCCCTTTCGCTCACCGCGAAGTTCAGCGCGTCGAATGCGGCGAACAACCTCACCGGCCACATTTACAACGGTATTTCGATGAACTAACTATGTGCTCCGATGGCTTCTCGCTTTTACTTTCACGCATCTGGTAGCATCCTCACACCCAATAATCCGGGTTTTGATGCGAACTGGGAGCAGACCGGTCAGGCGGTGAGGCTACCTCTCGACCTGAAGCCGCAGCAGGGGCCGCAGACTGCACTCGCCAATTCTACAACGATCACAGTTCCGATCACGACAACCCAGGACATTCTGTGCTACCAGTTCGTCTCAAATCAGGTATTCCAGCCAGTGAAACTGGATACTTCGGCCCTATTCTCAATTGTGATGCGATTTATCGAAAGTTCGACCAATGCGAATGTCACGATCGCATGTAGTCTTCGAGCATTTGACGTACGGGGTTCGACTTCGCTAGGGACGTTATTCTCTCAGTTCACGGGCGGAACGGAATTTGGAACGACCGCTGCAACGCGGATTATTGGACCTTCGGCTATCACTGCACTCCAGATCGACCAACTCTGGCGACCTGTGATAGAAATTGGGGCGCACGCTGCCGCTCCAGCCGCCGCTGCGACGTATAACGGCCGCGCCGGAACGAATGCAGCGACAGATTTTGCTCTTACCAGCGCTCTTACAACTGACTTAAATCCTTGGTTCGAGTTGAGTCGGAACCTCAATGCGGTCGTTTTGAACAACTTTCAAAATGTCCGCGCAGGGAGTGGAATTTCAGTAACTGAGAAAACCCGATGAGTTTTAGGCAGCTTCGATCGAAGTATTTTAAATTCCCACATGGGACTCCCGTAGCTGGAGTTACCACTATCAATGCCACGGTAGGAACTTACTCCTGGGTGGGTAAGAATTCACCCCTAACTAAGATAATTAATGCCTCTGTAGGCGCGTATTCCTGGCAAGGAAAGACTTCTCCCCTTTCTAAGATGATAAACGCGGGGGTAGGTACTTACTCTTGGTCTGGCAAAAGTTCCCCGCTTTCTAAGATGATCAATGCCAGTGTGGGAACTTACTCCTGGGCTGGTAAGAATTCGCCGCTTACTAAGATGATTAATGCATCTGTGGGGGCGTACACTTGGCAAGGAAAATCTTCGCCTTTATCTAAGATGATTAACGCCAGTGTGGGAACTTACACTTGGCTAGGGAAAACTGCTTCCTTAGATAATGTAATACGGATTAATGCTCAAGTCGGGCAATATTCTTGGAGTGGTGTACCGGCGCAAATCCAGCAAATAATTACTATTGACGCCAAAATAGGAGTATATTCTTGGGCTGGCGTGACCGCTACGGTGACTGCCACTGTTCAACCCCAGAAATCTATGGGGTTTTATGGGGTAAGTTTCCGTAGAAAACGTAGTCAAATAGATGAAGCCCCAGATTTAGATGTTCGGGGTGCGCTGCAAGAAGTTCTAATTAAGAAGGGGTTGATAGATAAGGTTGAGTACTCTATCAACACTAAAGCAGTAAGTGAAGAAGAGGAAATAGTGGAAGTTAAGGCTTCTGGTCTCTCTAAGAGAGATTTAGAGGCAATCATCATAGCCATCTTAGTGAGCGAACTATGAGACGACGTTGGATTCAAATAAATGGGGAGTTGATAGAAGTCACGAGAGATTATCAACAACCATCTCCAGATTCGGCAAAGAATGCCGGGGTGCTTTGGAATGACCGAGAATACCAAGATATGGGAGATTCTAGATTCACCTCCCGATCTCAGCATAAGGAATACATGAAGGCCAAGGGAATAACCACGGCTGATGATTTTTCAGGAGAGTGGAAGAAGAAAGAAGCACTTCGGCTCCGACAGAAAGAGGGTTACGATCCCACCCGTAGAGAGGATCTAGAACGAGCGTTGTCAACTTTATCAAAAGGATAGAGCCATGGCCGAAGAAAGTCTGCGAGAAACACTTGAAAAATCAATGGCTACCGTTGAATCTGCTGCGGTAGATTCTGGTGGCACCGGGGATAGTTCCGGTGCGGATACTGTAGGGGAGGCAAATGAGGCCGCTTCTGCTGAATCGCAAGATAAAACCCCAGTTGAAGGACAAGATAAGGCAACTACGGAAGGCCAAGAGAAAGTTCCTGCGGAAGGAGCAGATAAGGCTCCAGTAGAGGGTGATAAGAAACCAGTAGCTGAGGGAGACAAGAAACTAGCAATTGAAGGGGATAAAAAGCCTGCCGTAAAGGTAGAAGCCAAGGGTGTTCGGGCGCCTGAAAGTTGGAAACCCGCCATTAGGGATAAGCACTGGAAAACCCTCCCTACAGAAGTACAGATGGAGATTCTTCGTCGTGAACGTCAAACTGATGAAGCACTCCAAGGTTCTGCTGAATCTCGTAAAGGTATGGAGCAAGTGCAGGGAGTCTTTGGTCAGTTTAAAGACTTCTTTGAGTTCGAAAAGCTTTCTCCTCTCCAAACTGTACAGAATACACTGAATATGATGCGAGCTTTGCGGTTCGCCCAGCCTCCGCAGAAAGCTCAAGTCATGGCTCAAATGATAGCGGGCTTTGATGTAGATGTTACGTTGCTTGACAAAGCTCTCTCCATGGTTGTTAAACCTTCTGATCCTGCAACTGCGGCGCAGCGAGAAACTAGCAGTGCAGTTCAAGCAATTCTTCAGCGAGAATTGGCGCCTCTTAGGGATATGATGAAGGGAGTCACAGCCCAAAGAGAACAACAAAGGCAGCAAGAACACAATGTAATGGTGTCTGAAATTCAAACTTTTGCTGATGATCCGCAGAATGTTTATTTCGATCAAGTACGAGAATCCATGGCAGATATCATGGAAGCTGGCGCAGCAAGAGGACAAAAAATTACCTTGTCAGATGCATACAAACGTGCTATACTCGCAAATAATGACTTGGCTGAAGTCTATAGTCAAGACCAACTGAAGCAAGCGGCTCGTAAGGTGAATGCGCCCGCTGAAGCTGCTAGACGTAGAGCGGCTCAGAGCGTAACAGGATCACCTTCTACGGCTGTTTCAGCGGAAGTTGGAGGCTCTATAAGGGATGCATTAGAGGCAGCCATAGTCGCCCACAGTGGGCGAGCGTAAGCAGGAAGCTTAGGCTCATCCTGAGAAGTAAGACGAAGCCGGTTACGGTCCATCGTGATGTAAAACGGGCTTTTTCTCAACTTTTTAGGAGACTTAAATGGCATTCCCAAACGTCACAGATATTGTGACGACTACCATTGAGTCGCGTACCCGGAAGATTCAGGATAACGTCCTGAATAACAACGCCGGACTCGCGTACATCAAGGAAAAAGGGAACGTCCGCACAGTCTCAGGTGGTTCGACTATCCTGGAAGAACTCAGCTTCGCGGAGAATGCGAATGCGGGGTGGTATTCGGGATATGACTTGCTGCCTGTCGCTGCACAGGACGTACTCTCGGCTGCACAATTCTCTCTGAAGCAAGCGGCTGTCCCCGTCGTTATTTCCGGCCTGGAAGAACTGCAAAATTCGGGCAAGGAACAAATGATGGACCTCATGGAAAACCGCATTACCGTTGCGGAATCCACGATGGCCAACCTGATTGCCCAGAGTTTCTACAGCGATGGAACCACTTTCGGTGGCAAAACAATCGTTGGCCTAGAAGCCGCGACTCCTGCCAATTCAAGTGGAACTAGCGGGCGTATCGCCACAGCTACATATGGCTCAATTGACCGAGTTACGTGGGCTTTCTGGCGTCCGTGGGCTTCACATCCAACCACAGCGCTCACTGCCGCAACCATCCAGGATGCCATGAACACTGTCTGGGGAAATCTCGTACGTGGGCGCGATCGGCCCGACGTGATTATCTCGGATACGTTCATGTGGGGGATCTATCTGCAATCACTTCAATTGCAGCAGCGTTTCACAGATCCTTCCAAGGCGAAACTGGGCTTTCCCACTATGATGTACATGGACGCAGATGTGGTGCTTGACGGAGGTCTTTACTTCCCCTCCAGTGCCTTTGGCTCTGGCTCGGTAGCGAAGACGATGTACTTCCTCAACACCAAGTATCTGAAGTGGCGTCCACATGCCAGCCGAAACATGGTGCCTCTGTCTCCCAACCGTCGTTACTCTGTAAATCAGGATGCCGAAGTTACCATCCTGGCCTTTGCAGGCGCGATGACGTGCAATGGACAGGCGTTCCAGGGTCGTCTGACGAGCAACTAAGGAGATACCGACATGGCATACCAAGTTGTTGATGATCAAATCGGTGCCCCTCCTCTTACCGATGTTTCTACCACGCAGAAAGTTCCGTTGGGGACTATTGTCAAGATTCAAGACAATGCCCTTGCTGTTCCGACTGCGGGCGAGGCTCTGTACTTTAAAGCCTCTGGTGCCAGCATTGTCGCTGGTTCCATGGTGGACTATGACTCTTTTCTTGCGACAGGAGTCTTGTCTCCCGCCACGGCTGGAACTGGCCCCGTAGGAATCGCGTTTGCTACGGTTCTTTCGGGTTCATTCGGTTGGCTGCAAATCTCTGGAAAAGCAGCTGTGAAAGCTCCGAATGCGGTGGTGGCAGGTGCCGAAGTGTGGTCTCTGGCGGCAACTCCGGGAAGTGTAGATGATGCGGTGGTAGCAGGGGAGCAAATCCTCAACGCCAAGTTCTCTTCGACTACTCCGGTTCCCGCTGCGGGCTTCGCATGGATGGAAATGGATCGTCCATTCCATCAAGGTGGAATCACGTAATCTAACGTGAGCAGTCTGACAGGAGTCTACGGAACAAACGGTCGTATAACAACGACTGCCGGGGCTCCTGTCATTTTTCATAGTGGCATCCCTTTTGATGCCGCAGGTGCTCTCTGTATAGTGGCTTCAGCACCTGGAGGAATATTTGATGGGTCAGTAATGCTTGATCCTGTAACTGGTGGAATGATGGCTTCCCTCGTAGCGGCAATAGATCACTATCAGGGAGGGTTACCTTTAGATGTTAATGGAGCACTCTGTACAGAGGTTGCAGCCCCAGTGATATTTGAAGGTGGTGTGGGAATTACGGCTGCGGGTCGCGTAGCTGTCAACTAGGAGAATTGTGTGATAAATATGATGCAACCCGGGATGATTAAGGCGGCATTTCAGCAAGCCCAAAATCCTGCAGCAATTCCTCCCCGTACTACAATGCCTGTGGCTCTTCCTGGAATGATTCCTCCTGGAGGAGGCGGATTTATGACTCCCCCTAAGTATTCCGCACAACCTGTAGCTTCTACGGGAGGAATGCCTTTACGCACGGGAGGTCCTGTTCTGCCTCCGGCATATTCCGCATCTCCGCCGCAGTACGGCCCGCAGTCTCCTGTTCAACCAATGAGAACTGCTGGGCCTGTCGCGCCGCCAATGGCTCAAGCAACGCCTGTTCCCAACATGCCGCGATATAATGCTTTTCAACAGCAGATGGCGCAGGCGCAAATGCTTAGAGGTAGATAGACCCTAAGTTGACTGGGGATCAGTCAACAACCGAGTTATACTAAGGTCAGGAGACACGATATGGTAATCGGAGAATTGGAGTATGATCACAATGTTTTCAAACAAGATCAAGCAGGGGATGAAAAGCTAGCTATTCGTTTCTTCCGTAAGGCAAAACAGGATTCAGAATCTTCAATCAGGGAAAATCGCCCTGTTTTCATGGAGATAGACTACATTCAGATTGTAGTCCCTGGAGATAGAACCAGCACAATTGTCCGCCCTGTAACTGATTCAGATATAGGGCGTTTCGGCAAGCAATACGAGCATTGGAAGAAGACTAATCAAGAAGAAATGCTCAATGGTACTCCTCTTGATGCTTGGGGTATCCTAAATCTGGCACAAATCGAAGAATTTCGGTACTTTGGTGTTCGCACTATTGAACACATGGCAAATCTTCGAGATGATATTTGCCAAAAAATCATGGGAGCCACTCAGCTTAAGCAGAAAGCCACGGCATTTCTAGAAATGGCTAAGGCGGATGCTCCCCTCAAGAAAGTCCAAGAAGAACTGGACAAGCGAGACACCACCATTGCTTCTCTTGAAGAAGCTGTCAAGCAACAGGGTAAATTGATCGAAGAACTTCAAAAAGCAGGCGCTAAGAAAGGGTAGATGTGACCACTACGATTACAGATTACACCTATGGCTCAGCCATTCAGGAGATCTGTAAGCTGGTGGGCCATACCTCTATTCCTACTGATCCCGCAGGGTCTAGCGACCCTGCGATTCAGCAGATGGGTTCAGCCATTAAGATTGCTTTGGATGAACTACTCACCATTATGGATTGGCAGGATCTTACAGTTCGTGCCACCATTTCGGTTGTAGGTGATAATCCTTCTCAAATAGAGAAAGGGTTTGCGCTACCCTCAGATTTTGAAAGATTTATAGATCAGAGTCAGTGGGCGGGTACTCAGCAACTTCCCGCTGGAGGTCCAATAACGAATATGGATTGGATGGCTTATGTCATTCAAACCGCCTCGCTGAAACTTTCTCTGTATTGGCAGATGCGCGGAGATCAAATTTTCTTTTTGACTCCCCCATTTCCTACTCCTTCTGCATTTAACTACATGTATGTCTCAAGAGCACAGGTGATTGCCTCTAATGGGACAGATTTTAAGAACTATCCGACAGCCAATTCAGATACTTTCAAACTCGCAAGTAATCTAGTGATGTTGCTTGGACGAGCAAAGTATCTTGAATTAAAGGGTTTTGACGCCACAGGCGCTACAAGGGACTATATTACCGCTCTCGATTCTAAGATAAGCGGCAACAAGGGGGCGCAAGTTCTTAGTCTTGCAAGAAGGCGAGTAATTCCGCTCCTTAATCCGGCATCTAATTTGCCGAATACTGGTTTCGGAACCTAATGCCCGGACTTGCTCTCGCTAAACCGACGCGCAAGGCATCCAGGTATGCCGCGCAGGTTCAGAATCATAAGTATGCCATCTTTCCTGCCCCAGTTATGGGGTTGGATGTGTCCGCCCCATTTACAGAACAAGATCCCCGGACTGGCACAGTTCTTGAGAATTTTATTGTTCGTCGTTTAGGCAGTGAACTTCGTGGGGGGTATAAGAGGCATAATTCTAACCTCGGTGGTATAGGTTCTGAATCTGGTGTGGCTACGATGATGGCCTACCAGCCGCCTCGTGGTCCTGGAAGTGCCGCAGCTTCTAAGCTCTTTGCTGCCTGCCAGAATGGAAATATCTATGATGTAACCTCAATTTCTAATGAGGCTACCACTCTTGGAGTTTCTAAAGCTGTTCCAGGACAAACTGAACCCGGATTCTTTAGTTTTATCAATTTTGCTACGGCGAACACAAATTACCTCTGCGCTGTATCTGCTGGAGGAGGTTACTTCACTTACGATGCAGCAGGAGGGTGGATTGATCGTACTGCCGCTGTGACGGGAGTCACTGGGGGTGCGATTACCTTTGACTTCATTATGGCGTGGAAGAATAAACTCTGGTTCATCCAAGAGAATTCAACTGTAGCCTACTTCCTTCCCACTGGTTCGATTGTAGGGGCTGCATCTCTCTTTGACTTTGGTCCTCTCTTGGTGCATGGTGGCGAATTGCGCTCCATGGCCTCTTGGACTCTTGATGCTGGAGATGGAGTTGATGATAAACTCATCATTGCCGGGGCTCAAGGAGATATCCTCATATACGGTGGAACAGATCCCACTACAGCCGCCACTTTCGGATTGATTGGTCGCTGGTTTGTTGGGCCTCCGCCAAAAGGTCGTCGGTTTATGACTAATTACGGAGGGGATATGGCTATTCTCTCCGAAACTGGGTTGACTTTTATCTCACAAGTTACTCAGGCTCTTGGCCTTGTTGATCCTGAAGGTCCCTCTCAGGATACAGAGGCGCGCAGATTTAATGAAGTTATCTCGCAGTATGTTAGAGATAACCGAGATCTAAACGGCTTTGCGATGTGCTTTGTGCCCTCTTTGGAGGCTTTAATTCTGAGCACTCCTGATCCGCACAATATCACTACCTTTGGATTTCAGTTTGTGTACTCTACAATTCCACAGGGATTTTCTACGTTTATAAACGTCCCTATGATGGCTATGGATGTGTTTGATGGAGATTTGTTCATAGGCACTCCTTTTGGAATTGTGGCCCGAGCCTTTGCCAATGATAGTGATGGTGAACTATCTGATGGTACTATCGGAAACACTGTGGTAGGATCTCTTCAAACTGCCTTTGTTGCTCCGCCTGATGACCGAGCTAGTTTGAAGCGCCCCCTGCTCATAATGCCAATGGTACAGTCCAGTGATACCCCTAGTATGAGCGCTAAGGTCAACACTGAATGGTCAGGAGCTTCCATAGCTGGTTCCCCATCATTCAACCCCAATACTACATCTACCTGGGATAATGGTAAGTGGGATACAGCTATCTGGGCTGGAGTAGCTGCCACTTTCTTTTTATGGATTGGGGCTACAGGTCTTGGGGCTTACTTTGCTCTTCGTCTTCAACTTATCGGGAAACGTGGAACTACTTTCACCAGTTGGAAGTTGATCTATGAACCCGGAGGGATAATGTAATGGGATTCAGTCTAGGCAGCATTGGCGGATTCTTAGCTGACCCTATAGGATCTACTGTCGGAGCTATTACAGGAACTCCTTCTGTTGGAGGAATTGCGGGGAATATTCTGAATGGACCTCCCCAAGCCCCGCCGCCTCCAGACTATACTGGGGCGGCTAATGCTCAAGGTGAGCAAAATCAGGCTGTAAATGCTCAGCAAACGGCGGCAAATCGCCCAGACCAAACCACTCCATTTGGAACTTCTACTTGGACTTCTTCAGCAGGAGTTGATCCTGCCACTGGCACGCCCATTACGAATTGGGCGCAGAATATATCTCTTGATCCATCACTGCAAAGTGCTTTAGATAGTCAAACTGCTCTGCAAGGGGGTAGGTCTGCTCTTGCTGGCGACATGATGGATCGCGTGGCTAATGACTTTAGCACACCATTCGACTTCTCTGGAGCGCCTGCGGCTGGAACTGCTGCTTCGCCTACTACTGGACCGATGAATGCTGATGATTTCTCAGCACAGAGAGATCAGTATATAAATCAACTTCGCCAACAACAGCAGCCTGAACATGATATTCAGACTGAACAAACTCGTACCATGTTGGCGAACCAAGGGCTTACCCCTGGAAGTGATGCCTACAATACCGAATTGCGTAGGTTGAGCGAAGCACAAGGGCGTGATGATATCAATGCTGTCACGGCTGGCAATACTCTACAGCAACAAATGAATGCCCAGAAACTGGCTACTGAAGGTCAGCAATTTGGGCAAGAGAGTACACAATTTGGACAGCAAAATCAAGCTCGCCAGCAATCCATCGCTGAAGAAGCCCAGAAACGTGGAATGTCTCTAAATGAGATGAATGCACTTCTCTCTGGGCAACAGGTCAATGAGCCTCAAATGCCTTCCTTTCAAGGAGCGGCAGCAGCTACCCCGGCACCTATCTTCCCCGCCGCTGTAGCTCAAGGAAACTATGCACTGGGGGCTGCTGGAATAAATCAAGCAGCCTACGGTTCTCAAATGCAGGGTCTCGGGCAGCTAGGTGGAATGGCTGCTATGGCGATGATGTAGGAGAGAAAATGACTGAAGAAGACATCAAACTACAGTACCCCGGGATTTCTAATGAACTTGTACAGCAAATCCTATCTCTTCATGAGGGTGATCCCTCACACTACGCCAAGCAGTATGAACAAGGGGCGTACCTTCGTAGATTTGCTACTGGAGATTCCGCGCATACCGGGGCTGGGGCCATTGCTCAGACCATAGCTGGTGCTCTATCTGCTAAGAAAGACAAGGAATACGCGGACTTGCTTCGTGGATATCAGGGTAAAGTCACCAAAGCTCGTAAGAATTGGTGGGAATCACGTTATCCAGAATCAGTAACTGGAATGCCCGAACAACTGAGCGGCCCTACTGAGGATATGCAGGGTTCCTCTATTGGTGATGCGGTGTACTAATGCCAGATACAGCCTACACTCCTAGAATCTTGAAACTTTCTGCTCAATTAGCGGATATTCAAGATGAGCCTGCTGGCCCTATGTTTTCCCCAGAAGAAATTGCTGCCCGTAAGGCGAAGCAATTTAAGGATGAACAACTAAGTATCCTTGGAAAACTTTCTGGGGATAAAGAACTTGAAACTGTGGGAGCGGCCTTGCTTCCTCATGCTTTGAAGGCAGCAGAACCTCGCTATACTGAGCATGGCGAGTTTGATCCCCTTTCGGGAGAACTTCGCACTTTCCCAGAGTATGAGCGCCGCCGTAAGGAAGAACGCACGGCTAGGGAATTGCAGGGCCTTCAAATGAAGGATGAGATTGCCCGCCAAACTCAGCCTTATAAAGATGCCAAGCAGGCAATGGATGAGGAAAAACTCCGTTTAGCCCAGGAGCGTCTTGATTTGGCGAAAGCTAGGGCGGCTAATTCACTTCAAGGAAAGCCGCTTACAGGCCAAGTCTATAAGGATGTTAAGCGCCTTGGTGATGATGCACAGAATTTGTCTATGATTCGCAACAATTTTGATGCGAATTTTACTGAAACCTCTAAAGGGATTTCTCCTCTAGGGGCATTGCAAGATCGAGCAGCGGCATTAGCTCCAGGATTTGCTCCCGATGCATGGGTTAGAAATCGTGATGCATGGGCAGATCTCCAACGCCTTAAGGAAATGAAGTCGCGTTATGATCTCTTTGGTGCCACTCTCACTGGGCACGAAAAAGCGTCATGGGAATCGGTTACGCCCCCACGTGGATCTACAAAGGATGAATTAAATCAGTGGTTCACCAAACAGCATGAACTTCTGCAAAGGGCTATTAATCGAGGAGCTTCTGCCGCAGCGGCAGGAGGTTACAACCAGCAGCAAATCGAGGAAATGACTGGAGGTTCTTGGAAAGCTCCGCGTAAAAGTGGGGGTCTAAGCCCAGAGCAACAGAAGGAAATGGACGACCTAGAAAAGGAGCTTGGCGGTGGACGATGAAGAGCGCCTAGCTAAACTGAGGCGTCTAAAAGAACTTCGGGAACTGGCAGCAGCCGCTGACGCATCGCCAGCTATAACCCCTACCCCGGGCCTACCTACACCCCCGCAAAGTGGTCCTGACGCGTCTACGCCTTACGGCGGTGTATCTACCAAGGGCTACAGGTTTGGTGCGCTAGACCAAACTCTTAAGCAAATGGGTGAAGAAGCGTCTCCTCTGAGTAAAATCGGCCTTGGCGCATTAGAGTCTGGTGCCCGGACTGCTAGAGCTTTTGGTCTTCCACAATCTCTTCGGGCTATGGGCGTGGACCTTGATCCTCAAGGTGATACTGCTCTTGATAAAGTAGGAAAAGGTACAGGATTTCTAGGCGGCGTGGGTGATTTAGCTGGTACTCTAACACAGGCTGTACCTCTAGGAGCTAGAATGGCAGCGATGGGGGCAAAAATGATGCCTGCCAGAGTGACTGCTTTCCTTGAGGCTAACCCTAGATTAGCAGCATATCTTGGAGCTTCCACAGGTGCCGCAGGCACTACGGCAGTTATGACTCCTGGAGATGTGGGTGAGCGTGGTACTCAGGCTATGTATGCTGCCGGACTTGCTCTTCCACTTACTGCGGCTGCGAGAAATATCTCCAAGCCTGTAGAATTGAGTGATATAGGACAGCAAATCAAGGCTGCCACTGGGGAGACACCCCCTGTTCACATTGGAGCCGAAAGCAAAATGCTCCGAGATATTGGCAGCCTAGAAAAGAATCTTCCTATGGTTGGGAGTCGTCTTCAAGAAGGTGAGCGCAGAGTATTCGATGCTGGAGTTAAGCAACTCTGGTCGCATGCTACACCTCCTGGAATGCCAAGTCTTGTTGAACATGCAAGCGAGGTAAAACGTGGCCCCATCTTTTCACAGCTCGAGGATCAGTTTGACCAAGCGTATTCTTCGCTACTTAAAGGGCAGCGAATCCCGACTACTAATGCTGATCGAACAGCTATTACTAATTTAGTAGATCGTGAACTTGTTCCTGCTGACGCAGCTAAAGTCCATAAGATTCTTGGTGACTATTTTCCCAAGGGTAATTTCATGGGCGGAGAGTCTTGGAAAGAACTTCAGGGCATTATTCGCTCTAAAGCCTCTAAATTCAATGCTAGCGATGATGAGGCCACTCAGCTTGTGGGCCAGACTCTTGATAAGGTAGAGGGTTATCTCGTCAAAATGCGAAATAAAGCGCTTCCTAAGGATATAAGTCGCCAGTTGGATGCTACAGATCAGGCGCATTCTGTTCGGCAACTTCTTGAAGATGCTATTTCTTCAAAAGGTGGCGAAAAGGGATTGACGCCAGAAATGTTGTCAAATGCCTTGCGTTCACGCACTACTGACGCTACAATAGCGAAAGGTGGCGGAGTAGGGCAGCCTCTAATTGACCCTCTCTCCGCTACTCTAGGATCTATGGCGGAAAAGTCACTCCCCAGTGCAATGTGGGGAGCTGCAAAGGTGGCTGGATTGGGAGTCGCTGGATCACAAGCTGGAACAGCAGCTCCACTCATGACTCTTCCTATCCTAGCTCCATGGCTTGGAGCTAGTAGAACTGGAGCTAAGGCGGCATTTGGGGAATTTGAAATGCAGAAGGCTTTGGCAGAAGCAATGAGAAATCACCCCACCAGATTACCTTCTGGTGCGGCAGCGTTGGAACTTCAATCACAGGAGTGACGCATGGCTCGTAACGCTGCCGGAATATACAGTCTACCCGATGCCCCAGTGGTGGCAGGGACTACCATTACTTCTGCAGATGAAAACACCACGCGCAATGACATAGCCGCAGAAATCACCAATTCCCTAGATCGTAATGGACGTGGAGCGATGCTCGCCCCATTGCTGATTCTTGATGGCGTAGTTGGTCAGCCAGGAATAGCCTTCGGCGCTGATACCAACACAGGTATCTATAGAAGTGGCACAGATACGATGGTGCTGGTCGCTGGTGGTGGTGCGGTTATCACCATCACCACTGCGGGAGTAGCTGTAACTGGAACTCTTTCCAGTGGTCAAATCACAGCTAACCTTACCGGCAATGTCACTGGAAATGCTTCTACAGTTACGACAAATGCGAATCTTACAGGGCCAGTTACCTCTGTAGGAAATGCGACCACTATCGCATCTGGCAATACCTATGTGAATCCTACACTGAGCGGTACAGTGTCAGGAACGCCTACTTGGGCGAGTACGCAGTCGCTCAACACAAGTGGAAACGCGGCAACAGTCACAACGAATGCAAATCTGACTGGCCCGATTACTTCTGTGGGTAACGCGACCACAATTGCATCGGGCAATACCTACACTAATCCCACTCTAAGTGGGACTGTATCAGGGACTCCCAGTTGGGCAAGCACTCAATCTCTTAATACGAGTGGGAATGCTGGTACAGCGACAACTCTACAAACTGCTAGAAACATCAACGGTGTCTCTTTCAATGGCAGTGCAGATATTACGATAACCGCCGTGGCAGCAGCAGGAACTCTTACAGGGGCGACTTTAGCCGCAGGAGTAACTGCATCTTCATTAATCTCTGCTGGTACTAGTTTTGTTTGGGGAACTGGAGTAGCTAATTTCGGTACAATCACAAGGCGTAAAACTGCAGATGAATCCGTTACATCCTCTACAACATTTCAGGATGATGATCACCTCACCTTCCCGATCGGCGCGAATGAAGAATGGGTAGCCACTTATGAAATAGATGCAGGAGCATTTTTATCCACATGTGGAGTAAAAACAGCAATCACTGTTCCATCTGGCGCAACTATGAATGCTACTGGATCTGTTGTAGGCTCTAGTTCTGCTAGTAATACAGTGGGCCAAACTGGAAGAGGCACAACTAGCGGAGGGAATGTTTTGCTTGCCAGTGTGGGAGCTGGAAATACAGATGCTATTGTTCGAATGTCAGTTTGGGTTCTTAATGGAGCCACTCCTGGAAATGTAACCCTTCAATGGGCGCAAACTAATTCTAGTGCGACCTCTTTGACATTTCGCAAGGGATCATACATGCAGGCCACGAGAGTGGCATAATGGGGAATAACATGGATGCAGACAACCGAAGGCGTAGAGGATTGTTTGAACAACGGGTACAGACTGTTCTTATGACAGTCGTCACAGCCCTTATCCTCTGGGTGGGGAACAGCCTACTAGATGTAAGAGATCGGCTAACCCGCTTAGAAATTTCTTCCAGAGCTGAAATTCTAGCCCTAAGTCTTGAGGTGGAGCGCCTCAAAGCTCTAACTAACCCACATGAACGAAATCTTCGTAACCACATGCCATGACTGAACCGGAGCAATCCTCAGTTGGATTTTGGTGTCTTGTGGCTCGCAGATTGTCGGATTTCTGGGAGTTTATTGATAAACGAGACATCGACAAGCACACTCTCGTATGGGCTGTCTACGCCCTTACAGGATATTCAGTGTATTGGTCCATGGAATTTGTCTGGGAACATCCGGATAAACCCGGTATCGAAATTGGGGTCATAGTGGGAGCCGTTAATCTTCCGCTTTCATGGGTTCTCACCAAGGTGACCGATTTCTACTTTAGGGCCAGATCATGACTCTAGGAGAAAAGCAGCGTCTATTCATGCAACTCTTTGGGCAATTCCTAGTGTGGATTTACGAGCAACCGGGGTATGCGGTGACTGGAGGAGAACTCGAGCGTTCTCAGGCACAAGCGGACGCCAATGCCGCCAGCGGGGCTGGAATTTCCAATTCTCTGCATTTGAAGCGCCTAGCTGTTGATCTGAACTTTTTCATCCATGGCGTGTACCAAAATCTAAGCGAGGCTTATCGCCCACTTGGAGAGAAGTGGAAATCAATGCACGAACTTTGTCGGTGGGGTGGAGATTTCCAGACTCGCCCTGATGGAAACCATTTTTCTCTGGAACATGAGGGAGTACGATAATGAAACGAGTTCTTTTCTTACTAGTATTCATTTCTTTACCCGCATTCAGCGCCCCGCACGTTGTTACCGACGTGTTAGCGAGTGGCACTGTTCAGTGCGGGGTTTTCTTAGATGCCAACGCCAAGGTTATCAGCCCTGTAGTCCCTGCCGCGCCTCCAGCAGTGGGAAACATCTGCTCTTTCGATGTGTCGACCGTAACTCCCGGAGCGCACACAATTTCCATGACAGCCATTGCAGTGAATGATCCAGTTTGGGGCAGTCAGGAGTCTGCCAAGTCTAGCCCTTTATCTTTCACGAGGCCAGCGCCTCCGGCGACACCGGGAAACCTGCAAATCCTTCCATGAGTCGTTGGCGTAGGTTTATCGAATGGCTGCTAGATTTGTTCAACTGAAAGGTATCACATGAAACATGTAATCTGGTTCATAGCAGGTCTCACAGTAGGGTGCGCTGCTCTAGGACTTCAACCCGCCACCACTTTCGAGGATAAACTCGCCTACGCCTACGGTCAGGTAACTGCTGCCAGAAAAGGAGCATTGGCAATAATTCAGGCTAGGTGTCCAAATGAAGCGTCACTAGCAACGCTTCCTTGTCAATCTGCTGCGAAAGATGGGCAACATATTCAAGCCATGGCGGATCAAGCCCGCACAGGGCTTGATCAAGCAAAGAACTATGCCGCTCTGGGTAATCTTACTCAGGCAAACGCCCAGCTACAGCTTGAGAGTGCCGCTCTTCAAGCGCTCTCTACCTACCTTACTTCTCAGGGAGTTAAGTAATGGGAACTCTTACAGCACTGGCAATTATTCAGCAATCTCTGGCCACGGCTTCTGCCATTTCTGCACTCATGGCTACGAGACATGGTGAAGGAAAAGCCATTACGATGGAAGACTTAAACGGTCTTGTTGCAGATGATGATCTTGCTAAGGCCGCTCTTGATTCTGCTATCAAAAAGGTCAATCCTCCAGCATAGGTTCCAGTGATTCAAGAGAAGCGGGAGAAATTGCCACATTTTCGAATGCGTCCCGCTTTATCTTTTGCACAGCAGGCACGGTAATCATTTCTTCGAGGTAAGGGTCTATCTCTTTCTTGTAGGCTGCGTCATTTTCACGCGCTACGGTTATTTCGCCTTCTTTGCAGTATTTCTTGATGATTTCATTTCGCTTTTCGTAGACGAGATTAATCGTGGGTTTGAATGCTTTCCGCACTAGCACTAGCCATGACGCTACTCGCAGGGGTAAGCGATCATTGCGCATAGCGATAAGTGCTTGATTCAAAGCAAATACATCATCCACTTTCATTTCGGGCATGGCTAGCTCCTAGAGGTCTACAGGGGAACGCCAGCCCAGAAAGACTGGATGGCGGGGCTTATCTTTCACACCAATGGGGAGGTACTTGAACTTAGCTATCTTCCCACTATACTTTTCGCGATTTTTCCAGATCTCATCACGCATCGCATCTGAAAATCCGGTGCCGATCCCAAACTCCAGGCTATGCCAGAGTACACGCAGTGCTCCCAGTGTACCACGACCCACGAGGTTGGCTTTGTGAGAAGAATGCTCGGCGTATCCGAGTTCATTTCTTGTTTCTGGATTTCCATTGTGCATGAGTTCATCGAACCCCACTATGACTCCCTCGGAGTCTTCAAATCGTTTAAGCTTTAGCATCCCTTGTTCAGAAAGGGTGCTGCGACCAAACTTATAGGTGCCGAGTGGATTGCGAAGGATTACTCCTTCGTAGCCCATTGACAGAGCCTCTTCCTCATACTGTATGAGTTCTTCTGAATTTCTTATGTAGGTTTGGCTGAGCGGGTTAACCCCATCTTCATAAAAGAGTTTTGCTCTCCTAGAGTTGAAAGAATTTCCTGGAAATTGTAGATGGTCGAACACCATGTATTTCACATGTGGTTCTCCATCTCTAGACATTACTCCGGAGACAGTTTCGCGGTAGACATCTTTAGCAGTGGGGGAGCCAACGATAAGTTCACCATCGAAGTACTCAAACTCCTTGAATACTCTCTGGCAGTGCAAATTCGGAATTGGCTTACGCGAGCGAGAGAGAAGTACCCCATTCTCCACAAAGGCGCGAACACCATCTAGCTTGGCGCTAGCCAGTAGCGGGTAGCGAAGAGTGTGCACATCCTTCACCGTGGCGGCTAGCATGGGCTTCATTTCTTTCATGTCACCACCGTCAATTTGGGTTTGGCTTCAGAGTAATCCCCACACCAGCGAAATTCTGGTGGAATAGATGGAAAGTACCCCATATGCATCGGACCTTGCTGAGTCATTATTGTGGCCCCCAGCAATCTACGTCTGCAAACCTCCAACCTTGGCCCTAGATCCTTTTGAATCGGTCCTTGTGTGAAGTAAATGCAAGTGTCGCAGGAAGCGCTCATTGTTCTGTTGCCTTTAGCCAAGCGTCTCTAGCTTCCGTGGTAGCTACACGGTCTTCCACATTGCCGCGACCTAGCGCATTATTCACTGTTTCCTTGACTTTACAATCAAGGTAGTGTTCGAAGGCAGCAACTATTTCATCTTCAGTTAACATTCCTATCTCCATGTAAGTGGGAGGGTGCCGAGTACCCCGCCCTCCCGGGCGAGTTTAAGGGGTTCCACGCAAGCAAGAAGAGGCGGGGGCTGTCGTGGATTCGAACTGGCTTCGAATGGATGGTTCCCCGCGTGCATTTATTATAGCTTGTCTATTGTGGGACGGTAAAGTTCTTATTTTGTTCTCTCAACTTTTGCAGGAAGTGTTCTGCTTTTCTAAGATCATTAAGACCGCCTTTCTGGCGCCATCGCATGACATATTTTATGATCTGAGCTTCCATGTATGGAATGCCGTGCATGTGCACGAAATCCCAGTGCTCTACAGTGGCTCCTTTGTAGTGTGATCCGCCAATTTGGCGCTGGTTGGCGGTTTTCGGCTTTAGGACGGTTTTTGGCATGGTCAGGACCTTGTGTGACGCGTCAACGCGGGGTGGGTAAGGGGTAGGTATGCACCTAAATGCTCTCTTTACGTGCTCTATAGCGCTCGCAAACAAGACGCCAGTCCGAGGCTTGGCAATTTTGATAATCTCCATTCAGAATTGGCATGGCTACTTCATTGAAGAAAGGTTCTCTTAAATGCCCTTTCATGCCAGCCACTACATGCTCACACTCTTGCAACCAGTTCTTTAGTGAACCTTGAATTAGCGGATAAGGTTTCACCCCGGCTTCGTGATAAGTTTCGCAGTACGGCGGCATGTCTACGAAATGCCAGTGGCGCTCATAGACATGCAGATTGTTTGTGAATTGATACATCTTTCCCACTTCCAACCCTACTTCATGGGCTATAAGCTCCATGAGAAAGCTAAAGTGCACAATATTCGAACCTAGTGCTCCCCACACTAAATCATTTGATCTATTGCACACGGTCATATCTAGACTAGTGCCATTCCTACGAAAATAGATATGCGTGTTACAGGGAAGATCTTTTTGAGTCTGATCTAAATCTAATGCAGTATCCCACATGGATATTACAGCTCTACGAGTCCATGGATCCTTCTTTATGAGGTTGCATATTGCCAAGATTTGATCAATGCCCCACAGAATTCTCCACCTGTACCCATAGGCTCCATGGAAAATGCCTGATTCATTTGCAAAATCTCTCATGCGTGGGTTGAATTTTGAAATCCACTCGGAATCATCTCTTCCTGACATCATCCATAGGCATTCGGCAAAGTGGAATACTGGATTTTCCATTCTCTCTTTACAGAGGATAACCCGCTCTGTAGGAAATAGAGTGCACAAGAGAGTTGGCTCTCTTAGAGTTTTGACCTTGCCGTTGCGCGATTCTTCCTCTATGGCAGCAGATCTTACGTACCATAGGGCTTCAGGAAACAGACTATTGACGTTACTCCCCACTATTTCCATCTGGAAGTTCCTCGTATTTTAGATCATTTCGATCAGCAAAAGCCTTAGCGGCTTCCTTTGAAGGAAAAACCTCTGTTTTCCATTCATCTTCAACTGTGATAGTGGCCGTAAGTCTACCATCTGGGTAGATATACCTCACTATGAGATTACCGACTGGCATGGTATCTCTGCTTTGGTCTTCCAAGACCAGCGTGGGCTCTCCAGTATTTGGAGAACTCGCATAGACAATTCTGGAAATCTTGCATACAAATCTCCAATTTTTCTCCTCGTATTTCTTCCACCTGTGCTTTTACTTTTTGTGCAACTGCTAGAAATTGGCCTTGGGGAAGGTCAGATTGCGCTGTGACCGCTCGCAAGCCCTTAAGGCTACCGGGGCCTACAGCCGCCCACGTCCAGTAGTCTGGGGCCATTGCGAGGGGGTTGACCATTGTATTCTTAAGGTCAGCCACTACTTGAGCAGCGAGAAAATTACCTAATCCTTTGAATTGCATGAGCCGTGTGTGAAAGGACTCCAGAGATTCTAAAGGGCGCGGTTCAACTTTAGAATTATGAACTACGCACGCAATATCCACTATGTAGTCCATCTTATCCATCTGCACGCCGCAAGTGGTGACAAGATAGGCGGGGTTGAGCCATGTACGACCTGAATTTCTTTGATGACGAATACCTTCGCGAATCGTATACCAATCCCAGGGATCTGGGAATCCTACTTTAGCTAGGGTTTCTGGATTATTAATAAGTCGAGCCAAAACCATAGCGGCAGTGAAGTTTGAGCTATCTCCATGTGGCTCTCTCCAATTCTTAGCAAGCCAGCGAGTAACTTTATCATCTTCTCTTCGCACATTACAGAAGCGATATGCTTGTAAGATTGGGTCTTTAGTCCACGGTGGGGGAGCTTGGTCATCTTCTTTACGGATACGTATAGCTTCGCGTTCTCGTATCCAGTATTCTAAGAGCCTTACGCGCTCATTCATCTCGCTCTCCATGACCATAGTGTGGAAGATCTTGTTTGCGAAGCCCTTCAGCATAGGCTTTCTTCCAATAAATTATGACATCTGTACGGGGTTTTCCGCCCCATGCAGTCTTGGTTTCTTTTTGCACTATCTTCACAAAAGCGGGGAATCGATCATGCAGAGCTTGGGCAGCGGCAGTCTGCACTTCAGAAGTGCGATAAGTAGAACATCCACCAGAAGTATCACTGCCATGCTGATTTTGTACTATCCAGTTGATATTTATAACTGGATAACCGCGAGTTAGAAGTTCTAGCACTACGCCAAAGTCATTCATGACATCAGCTACAGTGGCTTTGATGCATAGATTTTCTAAAGTATCTGCTCTGTACCCCAGTACTCGCATGAGACGAGTATTTTTACAGTATGGTTCGGTATTTCGGTTGGCACCTTCGCGTCCGGATACTCCCACCATGTCGAATTGATCTAGCAAGCGGCTTATATCTTCGAACATATCCAAGATATCCGAATCTACCGCATTTCTGAATTTAGTGGGGTCATCGTGGCGACGTCTGGCGAATGTTAAATCATCATCGAGCATCACCACTTTGTGTTCCCCACAGCGCAGAGTTTCTTCTAGAATCCACTGACGTTTCTCGGCAATGCCGTGAACAGTGTGAGGTACAACCATGCGAAGACCGGGGTTTATTTCATATGCGCCCAGTTCCTCTGGATAAATGCAAAGGAATGTTTTCTTGCGAAGTTCCTCTGGTAGGGAATTTAGTGTTGTTTGGCGAGTAGCTCGCCCTTTGCTCGGAATAACTATGAGCATTGTAACTCCTTAAAAGACCTCAGCCCCGAAGGGCTGAGGAACGCGCAGGAGCGTTGAAACTTAGGCAGCGGGAGTTTCGGGCTGTGCCTCGGCCTTGGGTGCTTTCGGGGCCTTGGCTTTCTTTTCGACCATCTTGGGGGTGTACCCTTCGACGGAAACAAAGCCACGCGCAGCATCCCATTCCAGGGCGCCGTAGAATCCACCGTTGGCGATGAATTCGCCGACAGTGGCGGACTTGCTGTACAGTTCGAATGTCGCATGGGCTTTCGAACCGACGCGCTTCGGATTCTTTTCCGCAAGCAGCGTGATTTTCTTGCTGGCTTCGAAGACTTTGCTGGTACGGGCCTTCGGGGCGGCAGTTTCTCCGCCATTCTTGGCCTTCTTTTCCTTCTTGGGGGTTGCCTTGACTTCTTGCTCGGGTGCAGTCATTTCGTTCTCCTGTAGTTGGTATGGGATAGTGCATTGTGAGTATGCCACAGATCCAAAAGTGGTGCAACTACTTTCGCTTGAATGTACGGAGAAGGGACATAAAGCCACTTTGTCCCTTATCTTTATTCTTTAGAGCCTCTAGCACTACTTCATCTAGTGTATCTTCTGCCACTATCCGATACACCATAACGTGATTTGCTTTCTGTCCTTGGCGGTATACTCTACGGATAGCTTGATCATAGAACTCTAAGTTCCAAGTTAGCCCAAACCAGCAGACTCTAGAGCAAGCTTCTTGCAAATTCAATCCATGACTCATACTGGCGGGGTGCCCGATTAGCACTGGGAGCGCCCCAGTGTTGAATGCTTCTATGTATTCAAGGCTCTTCTTGGTGGATGTTCCTCCACCAATAACTGGAGTTCCTGGCAATGCTTTGAGAATTCTCTCATAATCATGATCAAATTCGTACATTACGAGAAGGGGCTGGCCTTGGAGTTCATCAACCAAGTCAACAAGAGCATCGACTTTGGCATCGTGAATGGTATGATAGAGACGCTTACCAGTTCCGGGTCCGAGATTCGCACTGTATAGCGCCCCATTGGTGATTTGACGACATTTACCCCCGGCGACAGCGGCATTGGCAGCGACAATAGTCTCATTTTGAATGTCTGTAATGAACTGATCTTCTACTTCCCTGTATGTTTTTCGAGCTGCTGGCGGCAAAGTCACATTGATGTCACTAAAAATCAATTCAGGCATCTGAAGCCAGTCCTCGGCCTTGAGCCGAAGAACCATAGGGGCTATTCTGGCAGCAATTACTTCAGCCACTCCAAGTTTAGGCTTCCATTCATATCCACCATAGCCGCTTGGATAGAAGAATTCTTGCTTGTAGTGGGAAATGAAACGACCTAGGGCATTGCCCTGATCGAGAATATAGATTTGACCGAAAAGGTCAAGAAGACCATTGGGGGTTGGAGTTCCTGTAAGAATCCACCGGCGAGTGAAAGTTCCCAGCATTAAGCGAAGAGCTTTAAATCTCTTAGATGTCCCATTCTTGAACTTAGTGCTTTCATCTACACAGAGAATATCTGCATGGAGCTTACGCCATCTTCCGTTCTCATGAAGCCAAGGCACAGCTTCAGGATTTATAAGGAAGATGTCTGCATCTAGATCAAGAACTTCTTCCTTATCATCCCCATGAATTATGGCGTAAGTCAATCCCTCAAAATCTTTCCACTTTTTAAGTTCAGCGGGCCATGTCGCCACCATGGGGCGCAAAGGAGTGATAACTAGCAACCTCTTGTTGATCTTCTTGTTCTTTAGGATCGCGAAGGCACAGAGGGCAATAGCTGTTTTCCCAAGTCCGGGATCTAAAAGGAGACCTCCACAACCTTGCGATATCAGCAACTTTACTGCATCTTTCTGGTATTGCCGCGCAGGCCAGAATTGCTTTTGCGGATTCGAAGCTGTAACAGACCCAAACTTCGATACCAAATCTTCGGATTCGTCCATGTATGTGCTCCTGAAGCTTCGTGGGCACTTCCCCCACGCGCTTAAATTCTATGAAAATTGCACCTCTGGGGGTGAGAAATTGCCTATCAGGCCATCCCCTTCTACCCTGCACATTAATCTTTAATTGAATTCCTTTGCGTTTCTCCCACCATGCCACTGTAGCATATTCCGCTATACTCTCACGCGGATTTATGCGACTAGACACGGCCCACCCTTGAGACGAGAATAATTGCACCAGCGACAATGTTGTCCTGGGCGTGGAGAAAAGAATGTATCGTTGAGCATTGGGGTGACTATATCTTGCCAGCGCCTTTGCTCCTCTGGAACTTGTTCTCTAAGGAGTACATCTGGCACTGCGTAGTCCAAATCGGCATAGATAGTTTCGATTTCTGCACTAATGGCTTGGGGGAAGGCAGACATAGTCAAGCACAGATAAAGACGACGTTGGGTGGCATGGTCTTCATACTGCTTGCCCGTTTTCCATTCACCCATCTTTATTCTATCATCAGCACAGAGAAATGCGTCTATCACACAACGCACCCATGCGTCTGGGGATTTCCAATCTACTACTTTCCAGTCTTTATCTAGGGCTAGCTTTAATTCTGGTTGAAAACTAGAGCCACGCATTCCTTCAGCCTTTTGCCGCGTGAATGAACGAATATTACCATGCCATTCTCCGGTTTGGAGGTAGGCTTCAAGTTGTCCATGAATCTCTGTACCACGAGCTGCGGCAGGGCCTGATGGGTCAGGTATTCTTTGTACGACCCGGAAATTGTACGCACTCGGGCATTTCTTGTAGAGTCCATGCTGGCTAAGGCTCCAGGGTAGCATGTAATTCTCCGAAATTGTCGCCCATGAAGCCCTCGCTGAGCATAGGCACATCAAGACGATCGCGATTCATTACTTCTTTAAGATGCGCCATGGCTGAAAATCTATCTTCAGTTGGCACGCTAAGATTCATTTCATCGTGCAGCGCCGCTAGGAAGAAACCATCACCACAATACATTTCGTGCCAATCAATTATGGTTTGCTTCGTGAGGTCTGCTGAACTGGGCTGCACAAGATAGTTGAGTAACTTGTACAGGAAGTCCATCATTCGTCCATTCACAATTCTAGGGGGTTCGGGCAGATAGAGTCTTCCACCCCAAGTTCTTAAAGGCAAACCGGCCCTACCACGGTCTCGAAGAGCATTGCTTACTATGCGTATTCCAGGATACGCTGCCATGTAAGCTTCACGAATATCTTTTGCTCGACTATATTCACAACCGAGTTGATCTGCGAGGCCCGACACACCTGAGCCATAGATAATACTGAAGGCGACAATTTTTACTTCTTTGCGATTGAGTTCAATACTAGAAATTTCCTGTATCGCCTGTTTCGCCCTACCATGAGGATCAAATGCTGGATTTTCTATGTAGGACTTCATTAAAGGCCCATCTTCGTAATGGGCGAGTACCCGTATTTCTTGGGAAGAAAAGTCGCGTTTCACCCATGTATGCCCCTCTTCAGGGAGAAGAAAGCGCCGCATAAGAGGAATTTCAGGTAATCCTGGAGGAGCCTTGGCTTTCATTTCATTTGGTGGATTGGTGAGATTCGGATGATCACAGCTCAATCTACCTGTGCGAGTTCCCTTAAATGAATTCCCATATCCTTCTTGGCGAACTTGGTTCCAACTTGGATGCAGTCGCCCATGGGACTCATAAGCTTGATTGTACCAGCCCAGTCCAAATGTGTTCAGACATGTGTCTAGGCCACTGCGGTATAGCAGCAAGGCTAGCACTTCCGGATTGCTCACAGCCTTTTGTAGTGCGTCCTTAGCCACACTTCTACGCCCAGTTGGGGTAAGGGGCCAATCTTTTACGACGCCTGCTTTCTCCAGCGCGGCGGCAAGTTCATCATTTGCCCCCACATTGAATACATACCCCAGAAGTTTGTGAATACGATAATCTGTTTCACTAAGGGCATTAGCCATGTCTGAATTAGCTTGGCTCAATGCATCCATATCTACGCGCAGGCCACGCAATTCTGCATCATACAGGATGGGCATGAGCTTTTGCTCACGCCTGTATGCTTCATTCATGCCTCTCTGCACTATGGAGGGCATGAGTTTTTCAAAGAGGTTATACGTTCTATCTACGTCCCCTATGGCGTAGGGTGCCACGATTTCTAGTGGCGCTTTGCAGATGTACGCCCCGAAATTCTTTTTCGTAGCGCCGGGGACATGAGCTAAAATCCAATCTCGCAGAGTATCTTGCTCTGTAGGCGCTTCCCCTAGTAGTCTTTGAGCTGAGGGTTTCAAACTCAGACTAGGGGCGTGTGGGTCATCTAGAAAAATGAGATACTGCGTGTCATTGATAGTAGTGGCCTCGGGCATGGCAAATGTGAACCAATGCATCGCCACTGCTATATCAAACTTGGAGTTATGGAAAAGTTTTGGTTGGAGCCACGCTTCTTCTAAAATATGGCCCATTCTTTCCCAATCTGTTTCGTAGTGCTTGCTTCCATCAGGAAAGCGAACTGCTAGTCCGATTGGCTTGGGAGGGAAAGCACTGACATTTCCCTCTATTGCCTCTGTTTCAAAATCAAGTGTCCACATATACCCTCTAGTATATCTCATCCCCGGCCCGCAGGCCGGGGATTCTAATGACTTACAACTTCGCACCGCAGGCTATCTCCCAAAGAGCTTCTTCAGCATCTCCGTGAATAAACTCCGCCGCGTAGGCGAGAGCTTCCAGCTTGTGCGCCCTCCGCCGTAGGGCATCTACTTGATCAAGAAGTTGATCTTTGGCCCTTTGACGACAGGCTATTCCCCCCATGTTTTGCATCTGTGCAGTAGATGGGGGATCGGGTTGATTGTGTTGGTTTCCGTGCATTTCTTCTCCTTAGTATTTCTTCGATACCGGGGCCGCTGCCTGAGGCTCCGCGTTTTGAGAAGTCACGTATGGAGCAAGCAGGTAGTTCTCTGCCATCACGATTTTCTTCCGCAGCGCACCGATTAGATCATTTGAAATCGGCTTTACCATCGTGAAATGTACGTGAAATTGATGCTTGGGGTGCGGCTCTGTGTAGATTTCTGAAACCACCCCGTAGGTCGGTCGCTTCACCGTGGCGGCAAGCTGGTTGACGTATGCCGCCCAGTATCGCACTGAAGTAACTGGGAGTTTCATAAGGGCCATTTCAGCCTTTATGATGGACTCTTCATTTTCCAGTGCATTGTCAGGCATAATAATCAGCCTGCGCGTTTGCGAGCACGCCTTACCACGACTTCCTGGCCTTGGATCGGATCCCCATGCATTCTTTGGGCATGTTTCGCACTTGCCTTCTGGACCGCCTTGAGGCTGTTCTGCCTCTTCATGCGGTTCAAGCTCCTCTTCCGATCGCGAAAGCGCGAAGCATACGGGGTTTGCCGGGACATTGGGATTGTAGGGAGTGTTGTACCAGCGATTTTCGAAAACGGCATCCAGAACTACGCACTTGAGACGATTTCCTGGAATTGGATTGCCCTGCCACGACATCATTCCGCCGAGTAGGGAGATTGCTCCCCCTGTAGGACGCTCCAACAGAGCAGCGTTTCTGGCTTGATTTGCCAATTCTTCTTCAACGCTGATTACTGCCGTACCTTGGGGAACTATTACTTCCTTCTTTGCTTCGGGCATTTCGTAACTCCTGATTAGGTTTTTCGGAGAGTTCTTGGAGTGTCTAGACCCAGCTGAGAAATACTGATGCTAGTGAACTGGTCTATAACTCGCACTAGTCTGTCTCGCTCTGCTACAGCGATCGAACGAAGGTTTTCAGTGGCTGCGATTTGTGCATCACGAGCACCAATAACTTTCATGCGATCTGCATCGCGTTCATCAGCTCGAGTTACCTGACCAACAAGATTCCTGTTGGCCGTGGTGAGGTTTGTTACTTCAAGAGCTAACTGCTTGACTCTTTGCTGCGTTCTTCTTATCCGCTTCTTGGCCATGTTGCCTCCTACACTTGTGAGATGCTGAGTTTTTCTACCGGGATCCAATCAATACCCGGAACGTCAACTCCCAAATCCTTTCTTTCCTTAATAGATTTGGGATTGATTCGGCGATAGAGGAGTTCAAACTCCCCCGTTGCGCGGATATGGGCGTAGTATTTGTCCCAGTTTCCGACTGTTGGCTCATTGTCTATCTTGAGACGCACGCTACCAATCTTTCCCCCTATGCTGGAGGCCTTGGCATCTTTCATAGCCTGGATTAACTGCGCCTTGAGCGTATGCTCTGAAGCTTCTTGCTTTTCTACTTCCTTAGCAGCGAGAAGCCTCTGCGCTCTAGTGGTTATGTACTGATCTACAAGCTCTGCAAGTTCCATGACTATAGCTCCAGAATGGATTCGAGACACATCAGGGCAGTTTGAATGCCCTTTTCGGCTGAAACCAAGAGTTCTACATTGGCTTCAAAATCAGGATTGCCTGAATCTTCAGCTTGCTCTTGTTCAGATTTTCTGATTTTTTCAGTGGGTTCTTGCAGATTTTCTAGCGCTTCTTTGATAATTTCTAGCTGCTTTCTTCGCACATCATTCATAGTAACCCCTGGATTAGTTAGCCTGCACGCTAGGGTAGCACAGTCCTAGTATGACAGGCTAGCTTTACTTGACCTTGTGCTCGCGGGCGGAGTCGATCAGATTATCCATGACTTTCTCGCGCACCAGCTTTGCCTCTAGGAAGCGATTCCAGAATTCGTAATAGCGGGGCTCAGTGCAGACTTCTTCGGAGCGCAGCCATCTATACCTCTCCGCATCGGCACGCAGTCCGGCGAGTTCGGCTTCGGCTTTCTCAGCGCGTTCGACTTGACGCATCCATGCGATATTCGACTGTGATACCTCGCGCTCCAGTTGGCGGGCGATAGCGACATCTACCACATCGATAAACTCGTTCATCCCATCGGCGTCCGTGGTGAACATGGCAGCATCCGTCCTCGGCGTCCCTCCCACCGGCTCGGCGGGGGCTAGGGCAGTACACCGTCCAAGTTCTTCGCACATTTCTGGAGCCTCGCACCCGGTTAGTAATCTGCACTTGCTCACGTCGATCCTTTCTGCGGTGGGAGGGGCTTGATCTTGGCGCGAAGATCAGTAGCAAGAAGCGGATATTCCACCTGACAAGATTCGGCATAGGCTAGTAACGCTGCTGGAGCGTGCTTGTCATGGTTAAGGTCGAGCACGAAATATTCGCAATGGTCATGCTTTCCACCTTCGCTGCTGCTGCCATCTGTCCGCTCGACGGTGAATTTATCGTAAAGACCTCTTGTAGAATCTCCCATAATTTCTCCTTTAGGTTGGCTTGATCTTGGCGCGGATGGCGTCACAGGCTTGAGGAATGCCGCTGCTCAGAGAGACTATCTCCAACGCATCCTCCAGCCCCCTAGCGTGGGCAGCTTGTTCAAGCAACCCAAAAGCGGCGATGTTATCTTCGCGTGCGTCCTCAACTAACTTTAGCGCTTGCATCGCTTCAGTGAATGCAGCGTCCCTTTGCTCGGCAGTAAGTGATCCACCCTGTTCGAGGTATAGAGACTCCCACTTGTTGTGAATCCTGTCGTGCATCGCATAGCCCACGGAGGGTTCGGGTGCAGGCTTGGCTATGTCGGCTGGTTCATGGTACAGATTTCCGTGGCTATACCGCACAACCTGTGGCCCCAAATCTGGTACTCGCCTTGGAGCGCCCGGTTCTGCGCGGGAGGCATACTCCTCGTGATGGCCAAGATCACCACAGGGCTCCCAACACTGCTTACGATTCTTGCAAGCGTGCTTGCCCATCACTTGAGGTCTCGGGCATGCGAGCGCTTCCAGCACCTCGCTGCGGCTCTCCTGGGGGGCGAGGAGATGCTCCAGCATTTGCCGCGCTTCAATTGCTGAAAGGAGATTTGTGCCGGTGCGGCCCAGCCCTTGCTTCGTAGCGCAAGGGTCGGCGCACACGCTTTCGGGGAGGGGCCATGTAAGAAAGCGGTCCACCATAGCGCCAGTGACGATCATTTCTTCTCCTTCTCGAAATTGGGCTCGACCACGCCTGGAGCCAGTGAAATTAGAAACGCTCGGAGACGGTCGTATTGCTTTTTCCGTTGATGCCGTGGCGCGCCAATCTCCATGAAGTTGAGCAACTCCAGATCGGTGAGTAGATCGGCAATCTTCTCCTCCCCCGCCCCACCAGAGCTATCTTGGCGGAGGGCGGAGAGGGCGAGGTCGCAGAGCATGACTTCTTGCAGGATGGTTAATTTGGTCGGGGGCGGTGCGTCAGAACTTCCCGACATCATCCAGAACAATCGGCGCTTATGTCCTTCTACCTGCTCCCGCGTCAGCCTATTGTCCATTGGTTAGCTGACTTCTCTTGTGCCGGGGCGCGTGGCGCACTCTAGCTGTACCACACGAATTGGTCCACTGTTGTCCTGATGATCGTGAAGAGGCGCTCCAGTTGGCACCGGGGCATAGCGCCTGTCTCTGCTGCGCGGTTATCACAGGTGACTGACTCTGCCAGTCACCTGTGATAGGATTTGCTAGAATTACAGCGAAAAGTACGGTTTTCACTCGAATATCGCCTTGAGCTGTTCGTACAATTCTTTCGCCTGCTTCGGCTCAAGAATAACCGTATCTTTTTCTCCAAGAGCAAAAAGCATCTTGCTGCCCTTCACCACGGTAGGGGTTTCCCTACCAAAGATTTGAGGAATGGATGGATCAATCTTTGGCATGGCTTCACGACGCCCTTCTTCTCGGGCCATTGCGAGCTCTTTTTCTTTCCGCAGTTTTCGGCTTTTCATGCCCCGAGCACGAATCATGTTAAGCTCCAACTCCGTAAAACTCTTGAGATGAAAGTATCTCTTCACCCCGTAGCTGGTTGTATGCTTGATACACCCCACCGAAGTAAGATTGGAAAGAGCGGGTGAAACGCTCTGGGCTTTCCACTGGGTAATGTTTTTCTGGAACATTCCCACGAGATCTTCTAGAGTGGCGCCTTGATCTCCGAAATGCTTCACCAAACGCGAAACGCAATCGTAAATATTGATCGGCGGTTCTTCAGAAAAGTCCAATTGTGAAATCACTTCTCTCATGATGACCACGTTACCTCCTTAGAAAGTTGGCCTTGCAACCTCGAGCATACACCTGAGTGTACCGAGGCGCAAGGTTATTCGGCCGATTTATGCCGCCAATTTCTCTGCAAAGTCCCACAATCCACGATTAATGTGAATCTGTTCTTTGATCGCCTTTACCGCACGTATATGGCTGCGGCGTCCGGTATAGCTACGACCATCGTGGGTTCTGGAAAGTAGGTTTTCTTGCAGTACGTTGAAAACTGTCCATGCATCGTTAGATTCATCTTGTGGACGATGCCTTGTCAGAACTTGGTTGGATGTAAGCAATGGGGCTAGGCCCTTGTACCTCAAATCAAGGGCCGTAGACGCAAACCTGACTAACTCAGCAGGTGTCAACTGCCTGTTGGCCATGCGCTCTACGCTGCCACGCAGAAGGGGCATTTCCTCGTTAATGATTTTACTTGCACCACTCTGCACGGCTTCCATCGTAGCTTGGAAGCCGCTGTGCCGAATACTGGCACCTGCGAACATGCTTCCCACTACGAGGCCATTGAGGCACAGGAAAGAAAAGAGCCCTGCGTAAAGCCGATACGTGGCCGAACCATCATGGCCATTGACAAGTACCAATTCTTCCCACAACGGGGATCCTCTAGGATCCTGAATGGGCTTTCCGTCGTTATGGCGCATACGTATCATATGACGCGCGTAGGGAGCTCTCTCCGCATGGCGAGATTTCGTTTGCCTCGCATCAACAATCGCCCACCCTGAATCTACCAGCTTGCTGAGGATGGGCTCCGTGGGGATAAAGACGTAGCTGGATGAAGTCCCAGGGTAGGGGCGCGTGGCGAAAATTGCCGGTAAATCTTTGAGACTTGGCATCATGATTTAACTCCTTGGAGACGAGCTTGTATTTTGGCTCGCTGGCGCTTCGCACCATGTGGGAAGTTTTTGTTGAGGTAGGCTAGGCGCTCTTTGTCACTCATAGCTGCCCATTTCGCATTACGAAAAATAGCTTCTTTGACCTTTTGGTCTCTGCTTTTCATGACTTGGGCTCCAGAATGGTTAGCGGCTTTGGGCTGAAAAGAGTCACCTCTACTTCAGAGTTGGCATCTTTGGTTGTGATGTAAAAGCGAGTAGTACAAAACTCATCTGCTTTTCCCTCATTGTGCAACATTTTCTCTACTCGCACTTCAGACACGTAGTGTACGGAAAGATTCATTACAGTTTTCCTTTGAGTATATCCCCTAGAGTGGAAAGAGCATAGGGCGGAATTTCGCAGTACATCGCCCTGCACTGGGCATCAAATTCATCCACCCAGTCCTTGGCTTCGCGAAGACCCACATTGCCCATTCGCTCGCGCAGCAGCTTGATGGCTTGGATTTTACCTTCATTCAAACGGGTATAAATCACCTCTAACTGCACTTCCGTAGGAATGACCTGCCTTACGTTGATGTAGTCTTTTATCATCTCAGTAACTCCTATTTGGGTTGGTTGGAGGTGAACGAGGCAAGAGACCTGGCGCCAACTCTGTGTACTCAGCCCCGCCCACCAGTAACTATTGTACTGCTGATTTAATGGACGGTTTGGTAATTTGCAGGATCTCCGGCGAATAGATAATCTCCGCAGAAGAATATTTGGAAGGGAATTTCGGGATACGCAGTCTTAAGAAGTTCAAGAGCCTGCTTGGCTCCATGAGGACCATTAAGACGATCGAAATACTGAAGAATCGGTGCGCCCTCCACATCTATACGTGAGATGGAGAAGGCCCACCGAAAATCCTCATCATCTATGCGAGCAGCCATGCGAGTAGCCCTAAAACAATGGCGAAATACAGAGCCCAAAAGATACCTGTTTCAGTGAGTGCACGCATTGAA